TTAGATACAAGAAGCGTGTTTATCGGTTTTGATTAAACGAGAATTGTAATCATTTTTTAATGCTGCTCGAAAGGATTGTAACTTTTGTTTATTGATTCTGCTAAGTTGGTCACCGCCTAGATAATCAATACGAGCAGAAAGAGTTTTAAGGCTCAACTAAATCTTTTAAATCATTGGCTAGTCCGCAAGCTTCAAAGATTGTCCTGCGGAACAGGTCAAAATCTTCTGGATGCTTTTTAATACCAGCCAATTTACTAATTAGTGAAATCAATTTAGGCTGACCAGGGATAAAAAGAGTTAATCCACTAACTTCGATTAATAGAGTATCCAACGGCTTCTCCCAATCTTTGTCCTCTTCCCGCATAGGAAGAAGTTTGAAAATCTGCCCTACAATGCGGGAAAGATTTTCTTTGATTGATTGATTTTCCAGTTGTAATAACTCGTCACTTACTACGAATAAAGCCATTATAGCGGCTCCATTATCTTACCAAGAGAAGAACGAATGTGTCCTTCTGCATCTACATATCTACGACCTTGAAGCCTTTGTAAATGAAATCCTTCTCGCTCATATTCTTGCTTCATTGCAATAAGTTGTTTCATGTGTGCAGCTTGTGAGGTGAAACTAAAGTCACTACCACTATACTTTTGACGCACTAAATCAACATTAGCAAGCTGGAAACCAATCCATTGTACAATCATGTAAGAGCGAAGAATTCTCATATCTTCTAAGGTTAGCTTTGCGGTAAATTCCTTTTTTACCATATCTAAACCAAAAGGATTCTTCCATTGCGGGAATTCGTAGTGCGGAAATGCCGCAACTAAAATCTCTTGCAGCATTTCTTCTGTATCTTCTTTTGTCATTTCCAAAAACATATCATCAGTAATTCCCGATAAGAAAAAATCATAAACTTCTTGGAAGGTTGTTGGTTCTTCCATTCTAAACCTCCGTCATTTATTATTTAGCTCTACGGGCAACCTTTTCTGGTTCGTTTTCCGCAGTTCTACGAGCCTTAGGAGCTTCTTCTTCTTTTTCCTCGTCATAAGCGTGTTTGTTTTCAATCATGCTTGAAATATTTAGAGCGGTTCTCTTGGATAGAGCATTGAGCTTGTTATTGTCTGGTGCTTCAAGCTCAACAGCACGTTCAACAAGCATATCAATAACACGATGGGGAGCAAAGTCCAAAGCGTCTAGGAATTCATCCATACTGCCATTTAATAGGACATCATCAATTTTTTCTCTATCCCAATTATACTCGTGGTCAAATAAATCTTCGGAAATGCCAAATTCTAAAGCTAAATTGCGATTATTTACACGAAGATAATCTTTAATCAAAACATTACCGCCAGATTCTAGATTAAGATTACGCAATTCATCAGCAGTAACCTTTACTGTGGCCCCTCCCGCAATAATACGGCGCACATTATTAGATGAAAGGGTGTAACCAATAGGCGAACGGGTAATGTTGGTAACTGTTACTAATTCGTCACCAGGAACATTTTTAATATCTTCGGACATATGTTTTCTCCTTTTTTCTCTTATGAAAATAAGGGGTACTCAATAATTAAATTAAGTACCCCTTTCGTTGCTAAAAATTAAAACTAAAAAGTTTTAGTTAGTGAAGTATTAACAAACTGGCAAATAGATGGATTGGTGAGGACTGCAACGCCAACTTTCTTGTAGGTTTGCATATCGCGGGACCAATCATCATTATCCTCTACCATACGGACAGCGGTTTGACCTTCAAAGACAACCTTAACTGGCTTTTCGCCAACGGAAGCCATGATGTAAGCCTTAGATGGGTCAATAGCCTTAGTAGAATTATTTGCGTCAACAACGGATTGCTGAAGAATAACTACATCGTGACCCTTATAAGCACCAAGGAAGCCTTTGCGGAAAAGTTCGTCCTTGATAGAATCAGATGCCCAAGCTGCGTCTGCTGGAATGAGGGAAGCCGCAAATTCACGAGTACAATAGATAGTGGAGTTACCATTACCATAAGAGTCGGAAATAGCTAGAAGCTTATCAAACATATCAGTATCAAAGCCAGCATTGGTAGCTTTGTTTACAGTTGGAAGAGTTGCAACTGCATTATCAAGAGCCTTTGCGATTTCAGCGTAGATTGCATCATCAAGACCTTCAAGCATAATGTCAGTAAAATCAGCAAAGCTGTAACGACCATCAAGGAATTCCTCAAAGCCTAGACGAATGGCATAGCCATAAGCAGAGGTAGGAACGGTGACTTGACGACCATCAAGAATACAAGTTTCATAACGACCAGCAAGACCAACAAGAGTTACGAAGCCTTTTGCACGTTTACGAGCAGCTTCAGTAATACGAGTGGTGAAAACTGGCTTTTCGCCTTGTGCGACAGTCTTAACGTCAGCAAAGCGTTCATATTGTGCCATTACGCGCTTAGGAGTAACTTCATCAATGACTTCTGAAATGAGTTCAAAGATGGTGTTCTCATTGCGCTTAAAGGTGTAATAATCCTTAGTTAAAGGAGCAAGTGCAGCACGGAGAGCTTCATTTGCGGTTTCTGTGGTAAAAGTTTCCTCTTTACCATTAATAGAATAAGTTAGAGGAGTTTTGCTTAAAGTAGCTTTAGCGAGCTTTTTAAGGTCATTTAAAGTAAGTTCCATATTATTTTATCTCCTCTCTTAGTTAGCTCTAATAACTTGAAGTTTAACAGCAGCTTGACCGTCTGGAAGAGTTGTCTCTTTTACAACCTTGCAGACAAGAGTATCATCTGCGGTGATAGCAGTTTTCTTTTCAAGAAGGCCAGTAGAACCAGGAACAAGCTTATCACCAACGGTATAAGAGTCACTATCTTTAACGCAGTTAGTGGTATAAATATCACCAACATAGAGACGGAAAACACGTGGGACCAACTTTACACTTGGGTCATTGCTAAGACTAACCATAGCATAATCGCGGTGCATTTGACGAGTTGGGTCATAAAGTTTTTCCTCATTGTATACCATAACCCAAGGAGCATCGCCAGTTAAGCTTAGCGCACCTCCGGCAAGGTCATACCTGAAGAATTGACCTTGAAAAGCAGCGTTAATGGAAGCAGGAAGAGGAAGCTGTGCATAAACGCCGCCACTTCGAGGAGCAGAAAGGTGATTTGGCTCAACTACTGGATAAAGACCGTGACCTGGAATTCCAGTACGTTTAATAGTAATTGCCATTTAATTCCCCCTTAATTGTTTATTTATTTGCAGCGTCACGGAGAAGCTCAATAATTGGGTCAATTTCCGCATCGCCATTTGCAGTAGAAAGACCAAAGGTAAGAGTTGTTTCATTAGAGACAGGAACTTCTTCATCTTGGTCATCAAAATCAACATTTTTCTTTACATACAGAAGAGCAAGTTTAGATTCAATCTCTTCGTAAGAATAAGAATCTTTATTTGCAACAATTTCTGCTTTGTCATCATCAGAAAGCATATTGTACTTATTGATAAGAGCGTCTTTATCCGCAGAAATGCGGGAAGCCTTGTAAGAACGTAATTCTTCTGCTTCTGTTTCGAGAAGAGAATATTTTTCTTGTAGAGAAGCGATTTCAGATTTAAGAGTCTCAATTTCCGCATCTTTTTCCGCAAATTCGTTGTCGGCAGATTCTTCGGTATTTTCAACCACTTCTTCTGATTCCTTCTCTTCTTCGGTGTTCGCAGAGAAGTCCGATTCCTGGTCAAGATTTTCTTCAACTACATTATCTGCTTCTTCTTCTTTTTCCGCAGAAGTTTCGACTTCATCAGCCGTTTCTTCTACTTCTTCTTCTTTTTCCGCAAATTCAGTAGTTTTTTCTTCTTTAGTAGATTCAGAATCATCAGTTTTCTCGGCATTTTCAGCGTTAGCGTCTTTAGCATTAGCATTTTCCGCAAGAGCAAACTTTAACTCATTCATCATATTATAAAGAGTAGTAGTAAATCCTTCTTTAGAGAATTTATCACTAATATTAGGAGCTTCAACAGAAGCACCTTCAAAACATGGTTCTACGCCATCACCTAGAACACATAGCTTTGTAAAGCTAGCATCATTAATAATAAAGAATTCAATTCCGCTCTCAGAATTTTCCGCCCAATGACCATCGATAGATGCACCATCTAGCTCCATGGATTGACCCATGCCCTCTTTGACACAACGTTCAATTTCTGGGTACTGACCAGTCCAAAGGTAAGCAGTAGTCATTAGGTACTCACGATTAACGGTATTGCCGAATTCATCATAATCAGTAAATTCTTTAAACCAAACTTTAGCGTCTGGGGCAACAAAACCATAAGGAACTGTCGCACAGTCAAAAGTGATTTCACCGTTTTCAATGTGAATAATTTCACCGTGGTCGCCAAAATCATCAATATCCTTACGATAAGCACCTACGATAGGGCAAGCACGTAAAGTCTCGGACATTTTCATGGCGGTTTCTTTGTTGATAAAAGAACCGTTGCGGTTTTCCCCAAGATAAAGAACCTTTACGTCTGCTTTAGAAATTCCAGGATTGAGAGCATCTTCCGCCAGATTTACAAACTCTGGTGCTGCAATAGTAGCAACAGAAGTATTTCTTAGCATTTATCCCTCCGATTCTTCATTTTGAATCGTCTTGTCACTTTTTTCATCGTCAGCCAAGCTGGGGCGACCGCCTTGTGGATTAGTTTCACCAGCGGAAGTGACCTCTTTTGAATTGTCCGCACTCAAAGTATTTGAAGATTGGAGTGGAACAAAAACATCATTAAGATTTAACACATTATTCTCAAAGTAAGATGACATAATGACCATACTTTGAGATTGTCCAAGAGCAACAAGAGGAAGTACCTTGGAATATCCAAGAGTAGCTAATTCCTTATACTTTGCCGCCAAATCCTTATAGTTGTATACGGTAGTTGGCAAAATCTGAACCTTGTAAAATACTCTATTTGGACTTTTGTTGAAGGTAGAAATTAATCTTTGCGCGAAATCCTCAAATTGAAGGATTAGATTATTAAGAGTTGCTTCATCATTAAGAATAGACTTTTCAAGAGCCAAATTTCCTTCTGCATTGAACAAGTTTTGACCTGTACCTGCTTCATTGAATACGGTTCTTTCAATCTTTTCTAGTTGGTCCACAGAGCTTACTGCGCTGTGGTCAGCCATGTCCGCAACCTTAACATCTGCGAAAGTGGTTAAAACATCTACCCCAATAGCATCTGACAGCATATTAACTGCATTTGCGTGGAGCTGTTGCGCTTCTTGAATATCAAAAATTAAATCTCCATTTTTGTCTATTGGCATAGTCTGGATAATGATTTTTAATATTTGTTGAAGCATCTTTTTCTTATCTAAATCTTGGGCATCAGACAAGTCAATCAGCTTAGGAATAACCGTTGCGAACAATGGTGCGTCATTATTGCTAAGATTAAACTTAACTGCTTTGGTAGTGTCTAACAAAAACCAGCCTGCGGAATCTCCATTAAAATCAGTAACTAGGTTTCCATTCTTAAAAGCTAAGTAGGCTTTCTGGAATTCCTTGGGCCACATCTTTAACACTCTCGTCCGATACTCAACGTCGGAAAAAGCATCATCAAAATACTTAATATTAAACTCTACTGCGAATCGCCCATTTAATTCATAGCGACTTCTACAGTAAGAAGTTGGCAAATCTTGAAGGAATGTTGCGGTCTGACCATCAAGACGATAGCCATAATAGCAACCATCCTTAATAACCTTTAAGGCAATTTCCCCAAAGTTCTTTTTTAGTTGTGAATTATCGAGATAAGAAATTGCTTTATACCAATTTTTCTTAATCTTCTCTTTGGTTTTGTCGTTGTCATTTTCCGCATAAATAAGTGGAGTGACATACCAATCATACTTGTAAAGGTATGCCATATAGCGACAAAGGCGGCTATAAATACCATTAGAATTGAAAAATAGATTTGAGTAAGAGCGCAAATTAGTAATGTTAGAAGTTTGTAAAGCTCTCTCTACATCTTCCTTCTTTACTGCCCTGCGACCGCCATAGCTATTGGCTACAGCAAAATGGTCAGTATCAATGGTAACATCATTAGCTAGTTTTTTATTACCAACCATAATCTTATTAAAAGAAAGAGATTGTGGTTTTTGCGCAGAAGTAACTATGCGGAAATCTCTATCCGCTTTATTGCGATAAGAAGCCAAATCCTACCTCCTTTTAATATCCCGCAGCTTGCATAATATAATCATAATTAATCTTTGGCTCGTCATAATACGGAATTGTAACAAGCATTAAATTATGGTCTATACAATATTGACGTTTCTTAATATCATTTTGTTTTTGGGCATAAAGCGCACGTTGTCCACCAAAATGGGCAACTGGTACATAGTGTTGTTTTCCTTGTGCTTCAATCAAGAAATCAATATTTCCTTCTTCATCAAAAACGCAAAAGTCAAAACGCAATGCTCTACCGCTCTTACCAATAAGTCCAGGAAACTCATATTCTTCTTCAAAGGGTAATCCCGCATCCAAGAGAATGTTGTAAATTTTAACCTCTAGGCGCGAATCCCGCATAAAAATCTCCTTTGAACTCTCATAACTAATATATATAAGAATAGGGCAAAAGTAGTTTTTCCATTTTGCCCTATTAATTTTAAAAAATTTAGTTATGTTTTGTGTAAAGAATGAGGTCAGTAAGATTGCGGCGAGAGCGTTTCTCTCTTTTTTCTTCTTTATAGCGACACCAAAAGAGTCCATACAATAAAGCAGACACCTTATCCTTTTTAATCCTGCGGGTAGCCTGCTTCAACTTGATTAATGCACCATCGTTGCAGGAAATAAGATTCATCATCTGGCTTTTTAGAATAGATGTTTCTACGTATGGCCGCAAATAATCTTCTCGTTCTGATGCAGACATACTCTTGCCATTGGCGGTACCCATGAGTTTGTTGCGAGCAATGCCATCATCAAGTAAGAAATGCAATCTACCATTCTTCATGAGGATTTGGCAATAAGCAAATAGAGCAGAATTGATGACGTTGTTTGCTTTCATGAGATAGAGAGCATTTTTGATTGTGTCATCTGTCTCAAAAGACTTATAAATTTTATCATCATCATTTACAATGCCAAAATTGTATAGTGTTTCACCAGTTTTAGGATTCACCTGGTCACGGACCATGAAGTCTACCAAACCGATACCAAGACCATTTGCGTCAAGTACACACATACTACAATGGAATTTCTTAAAGATTTCTTTAATTTGAATTGCTTGCATTTCAAAGTGTCCAGATGGAATGGTGAAAATATTGACAACTTTTTTAATTGTCTCACGACTATTCTTACTGATAGGTGTTTCTTTAATGACTACAACTTCTGTTAAGTCATTCTTGCGGCCCACGTCAACTCCAAGAATGTATTGAGCATGGTCGCCAGAACGCTTGTCATATTCATTGTCTGGATATTCAATTACACGAGCTGTATCAAAAGCAGTAGGATTAAAGAAAGCTCCTTCTACTTGTCCTTCCCACAGGCTATTGTATTCACGTCTAAAGCCTGCTTCATCCATAGAATTATCCATTTCTTGCGATTTGATGAAGTCTGCTGGCTGTAGACCCTCTACGACTGGAATCTTCCAATCGCCGCCTAAGATAAATCCATCATTGTTGTCTCTGTCGCTGACCATGCGGCAAAGGGTGTCGATAAGTTTATCATAGGCAAATGTATTTTTATATCCTGCGGAAGTAACAAACATAGAACTTTGATTTAGTACCTCGTTTGGGTCTGGTAGGCCGCCTGCAATTTTTCTAGAAACAACAAGGGTAGGCATAATAATTTCTGTTAGTTTCTCTTGGTCCACTTTCGCAGATTCTTCTACCAAGAGAGATTGGAAACGCTGACCACGGGTTGTTTCTGCCATTGCTGCATTACACAGCGAACTACCATTTTTGAAGGCATACCGCACTGAATCTCTTGTTTGAGAGGTGGTGGCGATTTGCCCTCGCGTATCCCAAATAATTTCATTTCCAAGAGCAGGAATGAGTTTACAAATTTCCTCCATCTTAGAGCCAACGATAGCTGCGGACTGTGCCTTGCCATCTGCCGCAGCCGCAATAGATGCCCCAGGATAGAGAATAGCTTTAATCATGAGAGCCATAACCGCAATAAATGATTTAGAAAAACCACGAGAAAAAACAAAATAAATAGTCTTATACCGTAACATGATGCGGAGAGTCATACGCTGGATAAAATAAAATTTAAATTTGTTTTCTGGATTGAGAGAACAAAGATAATCAATAAATTTATCTGGGTAAACCCTCCAATAGCTAATGATGTTGCGGTAATATTCTAGATTTTCTTTTACTTTTTCTTTATCAATCTCTTGGACTTCCGGCTCTTTCTTAGATTTTTTATCAATTCTAGCTAGAATGTCACATAGAGGCATACGGACTCCTCTCATAATAAGGCATAGAGAATACCCGCATAGCTTCTTCTTCAAATAGTTCCTCGAACGTTTTCTTCCTATCCATATCTTCAATGTCAAGTTCTTCTTTTGTCTTAAAGCTATTGGAAATAATATCATCAACACTTTGAGCCTTATTATTATCAGCTTTCATAAGATAGGATTCAATAAGTCCACTTAGACCGAGGTCCTCTTTAACTAGATTATCTACATAGTTTTTAATGTCTTTGATACAGAAATCCACCTTATCTTGCGGATAGTCGATTGGATTCTTGTAAGCTGGGATTACCCCGCCCTCTTGTTCTACAAAGGCAACTAATTCGCCAATAGAATCAATGTCTCTCTTAACTTCTTCTTCTTTGACTTGTGCTTCTGTAAATTTACCAGATTTTCGCATCTGCTCAAAGACCGCAGCTAAGTCACGATAGGATTTAATGTCTCCTACATCTAAGGCTTGGTCCATTTTAAGTGATGTGCGGCAAATGTTCTTTAAAACTTGTTCACGGTCAATCGAGAGGTCATATTCCGCAGCATACTTTTGGAATAAATCTTCTAGAGCTACCCATTCTGATGGCTTATAATGAATACCCCATTTAAGACTGAGGTATTGAATATCATCTGGAGTTAACTCTGATTGAATTTTTGATTCATTTACACCAACCACATCTGGAATAGGTCCAAGAGCGGGGTTAGTGGTCATAGTAGGTTGTAATTGATGTGTTGATAGTACTGCTCCAAGAGAGCCATTGGCAATAGACATACTGGTGGTTTGCGGGGCAGTCTCTTTTGGCGGTTCTATGACTGTAAATTTTGTTGGGTGAGTGACTACACTATCATCCCGCATGAAAACACTTTTGGTAGGACTGAGAGTATTATATTCTGCTTGGGAAATTTCCCCATTCATCAACTTTTTCTGCAAATCTTCTTCATATTCTTCAACCGTCATTCCAGTTTTTTTACTAATTTCCTCTGCTGCTTTTTCTCTATTGTCCTTAAATTTGCCCGTATCCTCGAAACCGTAATCTTTGTATTGGGATACACGCATACTTCGCAAATACATACCGAGGACTGATTTTCCGTTGAATTTAGCTGGGTCTTTCATGTATTGTTTATTGAAGATTTGATTCCATAGTGTTTCTACGTATGGTACATCAAATTCTTTTAGAATCCAAAGGAAAGTGTTAGGGTCACGGTTGTCAATGTTGGCGGTAATGCAGTCTTTACAAATAGGATAGCGTGTACCATCTTTTTTCATAAAATAGTATTGTTGGTCCCATTGCGGTCGCCCGCACTTTTGGCATACTATTTTCTCTTTATTGTGATAACCTTTTGGTTTGCCCAAGGATACCTCCTTTCAGTTATTTTACTCTACAGGTGCGGCAAATGGAGTAGTATTTATTCTTTCCATTTGGACCGTAGAAGAAAGGATGTACTGGTTTAAGTTCTCCGCATTTCCCGCACTTCTGCCAATAGTACCTATTAGATTTAGTAGGGTCTTTCTGTAGATAATACCATAAGAGGTAATGCTTCATAGATTCTTCTACAATAAGTTTTGGAATACGTTGAGTCCATAGAGTAGAATAGTATTGTTCACTATGGTCTGTTCTATAGGTACTATTTAGTTTTTCTGTTAATGCTTCATTAGATAGTCCATCTACTTTATAGACTACTAGGTCAAATAGTAATCCACTTGTTCCAATAGCCTTGTCACAAATGTTCTCAAAGTCAATAAGCAACCACCGCATATCACTATTCAAATCTTCATAACATTCTTGTTTTAGTTGTTGATAGTATTTTAATAGGAATCTGATATGGTCTTTATTGAATAGAGAGATTATAGCATCTGATTGTGGCATAAGGGTACTATCATTCAAGGTAATATGTTCATCTAATGCTACATGGGATAATATTTTAACAGGTGACGCTACCTTTCCCCGCAAATAAGATGGTTTACGACTAGATTTAATGAGATAGATTTGTTGCCATGTCTCAATAATTTGTTTCTTAATAGCATATTTATTCTGTCCATCTGCTTTAGCTAAAAATTTATTGAGTTTTTCCAAGAGAGCAAAATATTCTCCTAGTATTGGCATATTATCTATGTCATCTGCGGAAATCTCTTCCTTTGGGTCTAGTAATTGATTCTTGTCATTATTTATCCGCACGTAGAGTTTATCTTCACCTATTTCTGGATTAGATGTAATTTCATCTAAAGATTGTTGACGTTTAGAAATAGTCATTTCTCTATTATGAGTAATGATTTGATACTCTTGGTTACGTTCGTATTTTGTTTGACCACTTTCTCTTGTTTTGAGGATGTAGTCTGACATATTTTCAAGATAATTCGAGGTAGTGTATGGCGCTTGCTGGAGTTCTTTAATAGCTTCTTTGACCCTGCCCGCACTATCCTTAATATCAAAATCTAACAAATAGATAACACCTTCTTGATTTCGCTTCGTTCGTCTATTAGACTTATTGATATTCGTCTAATTAACGGTTTACTTAACTTACATTTTTAGTGTAGCATAATAATAGGATTTTGTCAACTATTTTTGATAAAATACTTAATTATTTGACTTACTTCGTTCGTCTGTTTTAGTTAACTCCTAATTTAAATATAGTACACCCTATACGGGTAACTAAAAAAAATAGAATGATTCAATTAAATAAATCACTCTAATTTTTATAGTTGTGATACATTTACTACTCAACGACCCCTTGTAGACCAAATTGCAATATGCAGTGAACTTCGCTACGCTTCGTTCCCTGCTTAACTCACTCGCTGCGCTGACTTCGCTTCGTTCGTCTGCTACGCTTCGTTCGTAATCCAAGAGCATGAAAGTTGATAAGTTAATTATAGTATATTCATTCTTTAATTTCATTCAATCAATTAATCATTTATTCATTTTAATTTATTTAATTTACTCTTGCGGGAATAGGCGAACGATAGTGAGCCAAAATGGCTGTATCTTTACGTGTTCCAACCCCTCATTTCCACTCTGGGCGAGGACACCCAGGGATTATTAGCCTAATCTAATTCCAAAGCCTTACCTACCGCCTATCGCCTGACTCACTAACGTTCGTCTGACTCCTGACTCACTAACGTTCGTCTGACTCCTGACTCACTAACGTTCGTCTGACTCACTTCGTTCGTTTTCCCGCACAAGGTCACTCACGTTTTAGCGTATAGAGCGTTGCTTGGTATGGGGAAAACTATAAGGATAAAATAGTGGAAGAGTAGTTATTGTCGGTGCAAGCATGAGATATGGCTGGTCCCATGCGCCGCAATAGTAAACACTTAAAATAGACATAAATGTTCTACTCTCTTGGACAAGGTTATTCAACTCAACCCTATTGGGAGGTATCTTTTTGTCAAGCTAACTACAGAGTGATTAGTTCTCTTGGAATATGTAGTTAATGACTGCCGACCAGGAACGGCAATATGACTCGCGTTGCTCGTCTAAGACTGCGCTTCGCTTGTCTATGATTAGGTTTTACTTAGGCACAATCGACAGAATCCTAGCTTGTTCTTCACCAATCGCCCCGACTATAAATAATCGGTTTGAACGAGGAGATTCTATGTTTAATTGTGTTTATCACCTTACCCCGTAGGCAGGCGCAACCTTTTACTGTCATGCTGAGGACTATTTGATTGTAATGGACTTTTCTATTCGTCCTAAATATATTATACCACACTTTTAGAATTTGTAAACACTTATTTTGAAAAAATTTTGGGGAAAAGGGGAAATTTTTTGGTGGATGGTTGGATGCTTCGCGGATATTCGAGATATAATTAGGAGAAAAAGTGATTGTGACGGGGGATGTGTGGTGAGAAGACCATTTTTTCACCTTTCTCTCACATTTTCCCGTAACTACCCCCGCCCGTTCTGAAAAATTGCACAAAAAAAATTAGCGTTCTCTATTGTGCTGTACCGCTAATAGCAGTACACTTAATAGCAAGATAGCCGGTACAGACCGGGCAACCTAGCGGGGTTACCGCAACGATTAAGGACGTGAACACAATGAACAGCACCAACAACAACGCAACTATTTATTTCGACTTAGACGGGACAATAGCCGACCTCTACGGGTTCAATGGTTGGCTTGATTGCTTACAAAATGAACAAATTGAACCTTACAAACAAGCGGGGTTATTAGTTGACGGTGAGCAATTTCGCAATTTCTTAGCAGCGGGAAAAGCTGCGGGCGTTCTGTTTGGCGTTATCAGTTGGGGCGCAAAGAACGCAAGCAAAGACTATCAAAAAGCTATCAGACGTACTAAAGTCGCATGGCTCAAGAAAAATAACCTACTGAAATACTTTGACGAATTGCACGTAGTCAAGTACGGCACACCAAAGAACAGAGCCGCAAAAAATAAAACAGGTGTACTAATAGATGATGAGCTGCAACGTTGGAATGTTGAGAAGTTAGTAACAGCGGATAATTTTCGTAACATTCTAAATGTGGAGAATTTATGGAATTGTCTGTTTTCACTCGCTAATGAGTAGAACAGCCTTACACTCAAAGAGTAAGAAGTAGCCAACAGAAACGGAGAAAAGAATATGACTACTCATAACTATCTAGTAATTGACACAGAGACAACCAACCTAATCAATTACAAAGACAATCAGGCACACCCCGAAACGGCACTAGTTTACGACCTTGGATACGTCATTTATGACGCTAAGGGTAACGTATTAAATGAACGTTCGTTCATAATCAGCGAAACATTTTTCATGAACGATAGAATGAATAGCGCATATTATGCGGAGAAACTTCCACAATACCGCAACGGTGCAGCACTTGACAATTCCAAGAGTTGGGACGTTGATAGTTTTTTGAACGTTTGGAATACATTCAAGAACGATTGCAAACTATACAACGTTCATAAAATCTGGGCGTTTAATGTAAACTTTGACAAAACAGCACTTGACCATACGTTAAGATATCTATCTAACGGATACGCCCGCTATTTCTTCCCCTACAGCGTAAAGACTTGCGATATTTGGGACTATGCGCAAGCGGTAACAAGTACAAACAAGTACGTGAACTATTGCATTGTCAACAATTATTTAACCGCTAAGGGAAACCCCGTAACGAACGCCGAAACGGTCTACAGATACTTAAAAACAGAACAGACGTTTAAAGAAAAGCATACAGCGGTACAAGATTGTTACATCGAAGGTTACATTTTAGACCGCTTGCGTAAGCGTCACGCAAAACAGCCAACAACAGCGGGGCAAGGTTGGCGTAAGGCTGCAAGTAAGGCGCAAGAGCTGAGAAGTAAGTAGAACAGACTTTTTTACCCCGTCATTTTGACGGGGTATTTTTTTCTAAAAAATACCTATTTTCTAAAAAATAAATACCTATTTATTGCGGGAAAAATACTTATTTATTCAATTAAATACCTATTTATTTAAGCCCAAGAGCAGAAAAGTAGTTAAAACTTTTATGCGGGAAATATCAAATTTTTAATTATTTCCCTGGACTTGCGGAAAAACTAGTGCATTTACCTGCGGTTTCCCGCAATTGTGGAGAAATTGTGAATGCTAGGTTTACCGTTGACTTGTACACTAAAAGGCGTAAAGTATTAGTTGTCAAGGGGAAACGAAAAAAGAGAGTTTTCCACAATCGCACAAACGCAAGTGAGTGCAGAAACGGAGTTGGTATTATGGCTAAAACAGTAATGAGTAAGGCAGCCGCCCGCAACATCGCTGCGCTAGTAATCGGCGAGGGCATGGAGTATGAGGACGCCGCAACTCACGAAGGTGTTAAGGCTTCCCGCGAGGACTGGGCGAAGGTTATGGCAACGACCTATACCACCCCTAAAGTTACAAAGAAGAGCGTAGCAGCCGACGGCGTAATTGACGAGGTTATGCAGGCGTTGCGTGATAAGGGCGTACAGTCCGTCAAGCTTGCACAGATGAACGAAATTGCTAAGCTCAAGGGGTACAAGTTCGCAGGAGCTTCTCTTGTAAATGCGGGCGTTCGTGCTGGGGAGCTTGTTAAAATTCCAACTATGCACGGCAACGTTTACAAGCTTGTAGAGTTTGTCACAGAGTCCGACCGCAATTTTATCAATCAGCAATAGAAGAAATAGCGGGGAAACGGGCAACCGTTTCCCCGGTCTAAAAACGGGGGCAAGCACGAATAACATAACGGCAACTATTGAATTTGTGTATACCGATAATTTTTCTGCAACTATCAACACAAGCGACAAAAAAGCACTGAAACAATTTTTTGAATAGTCTTGCGCTGATATTGTCGAAGAATATGACGAAACTAATTGTATTTCTGAATGTTTTTTGAAAATTGTTGACGAAGAAAACAACAAAAGTGCTGTATTTGTTTTGATATCGTTAGCGTTTTCCCTTGCGAAGATGCGCAAGTAGTAAATATTTTGTTTTATGACGCTACAAACAAAAACAAACTAGTCTACATTGACGTAATTAAAAACGGTTTTAATTCTGTAGACTGGGCAAACTTTTAAGGGGCAACTATGAGAAAAATTACAGCGGGCGTGTTGGGTTCGTTTTGCATCTTGCGGGCAATTCTGATTTTTGGCGTTGGTTGGGGCAACTTTGATATTTTTGTTTTGTTTGCGGTTGGTGTGTTTCTTTGGTGGTTGGTTTTGTCAAGTTCTTAATTTTGGACGGGTAGAGTTTTTACCCGTCTTTTTTTGTTGAAATTTTATGAACGTTTTATTTCATTTGTTGCGGGAATTGTTTCGTAAAAATTTTTACGTTTCTGCTGGTAAATGGCTTGTTCTAAGCCGTTCTAAAGCCTTAAAATTATTCTATTGTATTCTAGTACTTAATTTTAATTTTAAGGCTTTAGAATGGTTCTTATTGCTTCTAATCGGTATTATTTTAAGTTCAGATTCCCGCAGGTCAGGGCACGGGTTGGACGGGTTTCGACCGTTTACGGTCGTACCACTTTTCCACCCTCGCGTATATAGAAAATTTTTGCAGAATTTGCAAGGAAAATTAAACTCCCGTATAAAAATCCCAAAACCAAGAGCAAGAATTTATATTGCCTTGCACAAGAGCCAATTTCCAAAACTAAAATGCAAATTCCAAAAATGAAAATGAAAATTGAAAATCGTGGGGAAGGCTCATGATATTTTAGCGTGGTCAATAGCAAAGAATAATGTGCGGGAGTTCACTATAGTCAACATGGCTTTTCCACAGGTCACACTAAATTTATTAGGCGTATAAAGCAAGTCCAATACACTTTGGCCGCATCCTACCCTCTATTTCTTCTTTCTATTGGACGGTTCACTATAGTTAGCCAGGTATAAAAATAAAAAATGAATATTGCTTGCGGGAATTCCTTATGTATTTATAAAGCGAAGTCCCGCTAAATAGTAATAGTTACTATTATCATTTGCCGTGGAATCGGATGTTGGCTGCCAAGAGCAAAAAGGCTCTATATGAACAGGTAGTATAGGTTGCACCAAATATTGTATAAAATTTGGGGCAAAATAAATGCGTGGTGGCCAAGAGCAAAGGATTAGATAGAATAGGCGAACGAAGAGAGCCAAGAGCAAAGAAGAATTACGCGGCCATGGTAAACAAAATTGAATATATAAACAGTTGCGGGAATGGCTAACTGGGATTATATTGGAGTGCTAAAGCAAATTTCCCGCACCTAATTTCTTAGATACGGGAAATCATATTAGTTTATTTAATTAGATAATCTAAACCCTCAACCTCTACTTGAGGGTTAGGCTTTTACTATTCCAACCACTGTGCCATTGGACGCGACCGAAGGTCGCTAGGGCGGGGACGGCGGAACGCCGCTCCCCTGCCCTTTCCTTTTGGCTTTAGCCCTCGAACCAGTACATCTTCAGACCGCCAGCCTTCTTCTCAGACAGACGACCCTTCTTGACGAGACGGCGAAGGATAGCGGATGCCTTGGATGGGGTAATACCGAGAGCCTTACCGATACCCTTGGAAGTAGCTGCGAGGTCATCGGAGGTGTACTCACGAACGATGACGTTCATAACAGCCTTCTCCTCCTTCTCCTGGGTGTAAGTCTTGACTGCATCTGCAAGATTGGCATTCACGCAATCAACTGCAAGAACACCCTCTGCCCACTTTGCAATCTCTGGCTCAGTCTCTGCTGCGAGGTTCTGAATCTTCTCAATCATCTCTGCGTTGGTCATAATGGTTGCCCCTTTCCAAGGCTAGTGAGTTGACGGGAGGAGGACCATCTCCTTCCCCTCTTGACATATATATTATAGCACGAATAAAGTCCAAAAGTCAAGTGAGAAATCATTGCGGGCCATGGCTAAACCTTTTGCGGGAAATGGGCAGGATATGATAGTCTCTATATTTATATATGGTCGAATTGAAAATGAAATTCATTATTTGACTCTTGAAAATGAAATTTGAAATCAAAATTGAAAATGGAATTGAAATTTCATTTCTTAGTTCAAAATTGAAATTCTAAATTAGGAATTATTATTCAATTTTGCCCTAATGAAATCTATGAAATATTTCTTTCAAAACTTTTCATAAAATTTCATACTTTTCACTAGGTCAAAAATCAATAATTTAGTCCGCAGAAAAAGTTTCCAACAAGTTTTCAACAAGTTTTCAACACACTTTGGCTATTGGCCGCAAAATTTCTTGGGCAAAATAGAATAAATTGACCCCTCTAGAACTTTATTTTTTGATATTTTGGGCAAATTTCGGGCAAAAATTGCAGGACAAATCAACAGAAAAATAAGTTAGTTAAATTTTTTATATAATTTAGTTAAAATTTTTATGTAATTTAGTTAAACATTTTACTAAAATTTGCGCGAAAGTTAGCCTTGACTTACTTTATACTTGCGGCGTTTGCCCAGTTAAATTTTTATCCAAAAATGTCCCGGGCATTTTTCAATAAAAAATCTTGATTTTTTTTAAGGTCTATTTCCGCAGTTAAACACGGGAAAATGAGTGGTGTTAGCCATGGTTAACTTTTTTTGAGGATGAGTCAAAAATTGGACAAAATTTTAACAAATCTGGACAAAATTTTAAACAAAATTGCGCAAAGTGTTTAATTTGTTTACTAACTTTTGTTAACAACTTTAGCAGCCTAGTAACCTTAGCAAGTATAAAACTGCTAACCGCAGGTCAACAGGCAAATTTTGATTGCTAAAATTTTGCTATCTGCGGTTTTGGTGAAAAAGGTTTAGCAACTTTTTAGCAAGATGTTGCTAACCGCAGGTAGATTGGTCTATTTTAATTGCTAACTGGTCTTTTGTTGAAAGTGTTTTAGCAACTTTATTGCTAAACATTGCTAAGTGCAGGTCAACTCGTCTTTTTGAATTATCAACAGGCATTTTCCCGCAAGTGTTTTAGCAATCTTAGCAACAGAAACTGCTAACCCCTGTTAAACACGTAAATCTAGTCTATTTCCGCAGATAAACTATATAGTCCAATAGTAGAATGGCAGATTAGAATAAATTAGATAGAGTATATTAGTTAGATTTGCGTCTAGGAAGCTCTGTAAGCCATTCTGGCGCGGCACTCTGGTCCTAACCTAGTAAGGAGTCGAATATAAGATTAGTGCGTCTTAAAAAGGCTTAGAATAGGCTTAAAATGGATATGACCAGTTAAATGGCTATATCCAAGAGCAAAGAGGAATAATAGGTAGGTGTGTGCGGGGAAATGGCAATGAGGTTAATGATTTTAAGGTGAGTATAAAGCTAGAATATGCGTCTGTAGACTCACCAGAGCCATTCTAAGACGTGATTAAGGTATAGAAGGATAAATTAGTCTATATAGAGTTTAGAATGGCTTAGGAAGGCTTAGAGACGGCTTAGATTGAATATGGCAAGATAAAAAGGTAGGTAGACGAGTGTAAACGAGTCTACCAGCGAACAAAGTGAGCAAAAAAAAGAACCCTGCATAAATACAGGGTTCGTGTTAATAGAGATATTGACGAGATTATATGGGAAAATGTTGTATATAGATGCGCGGATTTGAAAGGACTCAATTCCATTGAGTAATTAGTCCCCATTCCTTAATAATTGGTACATTCCCGCAGGTAATTGCCCTTTTTCTGTTTATCCTTATAAACATAGGCTTTTAACTGCGGTTTTTCGCTCATTATATGTACAAAATATGGTTAATAGCACCTATTTTCTCTCTGTTAGTCGGTTGTTGACTACTATGTTAGACCACATAAGAAAATAAGCAGACAATTCGTTTCGCTATCTAATGTTTTGTTTCTTATCTAATTCTTTTTGCCTTTTCATCACAGCAATATACATTTCAACTGCTTCTCTAATCATTTGACTCATAGTCATATCTCTTTCTCTAGCAGCTTCTTCCCATCTTAACTTCTGCTCCATAGTGACATTTACCTTAAATCCTTCTGACTTTTGCCCAGCACGAGCCATAATTCCCTCCAGTTAAACTAAAATAATCCCGCGGAAAAAGGCAATAGCACTTCAATATATTCCCATATAAATTAAAGTAATCCTGCCCAAAAAACAAAATCAAATTACCAATTCCCGCATCAAACTTACACTTAATATAAAAATATTCTTCCTCTTTTTCTGCTATTTTGCCCAATAGGCAATCCAAGAGTAGAAGAGTAAGAATAGTAATTTTCAACAATAAAACACGCTTTTATCAGCGGCAACGCCTGCGGAGCAGGTGGTGACGCTTAGGTAGTGACCTAGCGGGGTTTCCCGCGAGGTTACTACCAATTATACTCTTCTTTTTCCCTCTTGTCAACCCTAATCACGCGGGAAAAATTGCCCAATCTACCTGCACAAATCCACTCTAAGCCATTTTAAGGGCCATTTTAGCCATCAAAAATTTTTTCTGAACAACTATTCGAC